TAGTTCATGGGTTCACTCCAGCATAGTGTGCGACCACGAGCCACCAGCAGCCGGCCTCGCCAGTAGGTGACGAACTCACCGGGAAGCATGCGCGTTAGGTACTGCGTGGGTGAGTCCTTACCCAGCGTGTCATTGCCGAGCAGATACGAAGGCATGCCGGTGGGCACGTCGGCCGCCCGGTACAGCACCTCGCCACCGACGTGGGTGCGGTACACCCGCATGCCGGTGGCCTCGGGATCAACCGGACCGAATGTCACGGTGATGCCGCCACCCTCTGGCACCGTGACACTCTGGAGTGGCGACAGCGCGCCCTCCTCGCTTCCACGCAGGTACGCTATCGCGACGCTGTAGCGGCCGGCGAACAAGCCACCATTGGGACTGGCTGCCACGGGTGTGATCGGCGCATTGGGTACGCCCACTGTGCGCCAGCCGCTGGCGTTGACCTCGATCAGCGTGGTGCGATTGCTCACCACCACGGTGCCATTCAACTCGTCGTAGTCGCACAGGTCATCGCTGTTGAGCGTGGCGATCGCCGTGTATTGCGCCCCCTGGATGCGATACAGCACGCCGGCGGCGACAGCCAGAGATACGAACTTGTTGCCCCACAGGCTGTGCATCCCAGGCAGGGCGAAGACTGGCTGATGCCCACGGCGCAGCGAAGGCAGACCATCGCGATCGATATCGACGTTAAAGGCATCGAGCACGGCGACGGTGCGGCCGTTCTGATCCCGCTTGAGCGAGTTGGCCTTCGAGACGTTGTCGATGCCCAGGGGCCACGGGCCGAGCTTGTAGGTGCCACTCATGCGGATACTCCCGGCACGCCTACGGCGCCCGCGTTGAAGCCAGGGACGGCCATGGCACGCTGGCCGCAGACCGTCGCCGTCAGGGTGGGTACGCCATAGCTTGAGGCATCGAAGCCGATCGCGTCATAGCGTGGCGCCAGTGATGGTGTACCCATGTCGCCCTCCCAGCCTTGCGTGAGAATCACGCGGTTGAACCTCGGATTACCCCAGAGCACGAACTCGTCGCCATGCGGCTTGACCTTGCCGGCCTCCCAGCGCTGGACGTCGCCAAACACCAGCGACTCCCAACCCGAAACGTTGACCCGGTTCGCCGTACGCACCGCGGGCTTGCCTATGGCACCGGCCGCGAAGCCACCGGGCAACAACGAGCGCTGCCATGTCGTGATTGTAGGGACGCCCATGGCCCCAGTCGATCCCACCGTTATCCCACTAATCCCCACGTTCTTGGTTACGCGCATACGGTCGGCGAACTGCCCAGGCGTGTACGCGGCCACCACAGCACTATCGAAGCCCTGCATGTCCAGCTCGCGCACGCGGAAACTCACCCAGGCGGTGCCGAAGCTGGAGGCATCGAAGCCCACCGCCGGGAAGGGTGGGTAGGCATTCGACACCCAGGTCGAGGCGCGCGGCCAGGACGGCGGTACCGGCGTGGACACACGGAACTCCACCCAGCCCGCCGGGAAGATTGGGCGATTGAAGTTCTGCACGTCCTGCGGTCCAGAGACGAATGCGGCGATGCCCCGTGGCGCGATGGTGTTGTTACCACCCACCGGAATGAACACCGCCGGCAAGCCGAACGCCGACATGTCGAAGCCGGTGGTTTGCACGACACCACCATAGTTGATGACTGGGATGCCGTATTTGAACGACTTGATGCCCGTGTTGTTTATGTACTGAAGGCGAAGCACGACACTGTGATCTTGGCCCATCTGATTATTGGCAAACCCAATGGGGTTAATCACACGGTTCTTAAGAGTGACCTCAGCACGTCCGAATATCGGGCGATCATCCTGCGTGTTATCTCCCCACTCGTCGGCATGCGAAAACCTGTCGATGGGGTAGCCCAGTTCCGTTTGCAGGCCGGTCGTATAGGGGTAGCCGTGCGGCGCCCAGATGTACATCGGCCCAATGCTGGGCGTGCCATAAGCATCTTCGATGATGCCCGTTGGTGTGAGCACCGGCGGCCGGTTGAGTAGGGCGGTACCGAACTGCGTGCCGCTGTCGTTGTACGGCGGCGGGATGCCTACTGGACCCAGGCCGCGCAGCTCCATGGCTGGCGTGCCATAGATAGCCGAATTCCAGCCGAGCGGATACAGCGTGTTGGCGAACACCTTGGTCGCGCCGAAGACTGACTGATCGAAGCCAGAGGGATTAATGTACTGCTGCCCGGGCGGGCTGGGGTTGACGTTCTGAACCTGCGTGTTGCCCGTGGTTTGATACGACGTCCAGCCCGGTACCGAGACCGTCTGCTTGCGATCCTTGACCAGCGGCCTGCCCCATAGGATCGACTCGAACCCCTGGAATTCGTAGACCTCGAACTGGTTGAACACGTTGGCGTTGCCGTACAGGGTCATCGTTGCACCCTGCTGCCCGATCTCTGGCGTGTTGTTGTGCACGCGCGTATCGATGCCTACCTGATTCGACGGCGGCAGCACCGACTTCGCGGCAATGATCGTGAAGTGAATCTCCAGCGTAGGCACCCCAAGCCCAGCAGGCGGGATGCTGGGAGGTGCAACGAAGCGCTGGAATAGCTCGACATCGGCATTGCCGAAGGGCGGCTGAGGCGGCAGCGAAGGCGGCGCAATGGTGCGAATGGCAAACGCCACCATGGCCTGACCGAAAGACGACTGATCGCCACCAACGACCTTCACCGTCTGCTGGTTACTGAAGACGCGCACGGGCACACCCACGGCGCCAGCATTGAAACCCTGCGGCGCCAGCACGCGTGCGGCGTTGTACACGATGTTCCCGAGCGGGCTACCCCACCCGATCATGTCGGTTCCCGCCGGCGTGATAAAGCGGATAGCCGGCGCCACCAGCGTGTTACCCCACAGACTGAAGTCTTGGAACGGTGGCGTGGTGATGATGCGTGCGTTGTTGAAGACAGTGGGCGTGCCAACACGCCCGGGTTGGATACCATCGGGCCGCGGGAACTTGTCTTTTAGGTCGACCAGATTGAAGTCGCCGAACACACCACCATCGCTGGGTGTCACCGAAAAAATCTGCTGGATGTACTGCGTCAGATTGAACACCACGTGTCGACCAAAGCGGTCGATCTCGTCGTGGCCGATCGCCAGGAAACCCACGGGCGCGATGTACTTGATATGCAGCTCAACGTCCGTCGTGCCGAATGCACCAGCGTTGATACCAAGGCCGGCAAGGTCAACGATGAAGCGCGGGTAGAAGACCTGAGCCGCACCGAACTGTTCGCCACCGAACCCACTGGGCAACACGGTATGCGTGCGGTCCACCAGCGGCGTGCCGAAGAAGCCAGCGAACAGGCCTTGCGGGAAGATCGTGCGAATGCTGAAGGTGACAACCGGTGTGCCGGCACTGCCAGGGGCGATGCCGCGGTTGCTGAGATCGAGCGTACGCACACCACCCGATAGCGCCGCGGTACCGAAGAGGCTCTGATCGTTGAGCGTGACGTTGGTCAGGCGCCGAACATAGAGGCTGACCCACTGTGTGCCAAACACCGAGGCATCAAAGCCCGTGGGCCGCACATTGCCAATGAAGTTGACGACCTTGGCGGTACCGAACGTGCCCGGCGGAATGCCCGTGGGGAAGAGCTGCGGTGTGCCATTGGCGAGATGCGTGATGCCGAACAGGGTGGCTACAAAGCCGGATGGCCGCGCAAACGTCCAGAAGTTTTTGACCGATGCGGTACCGAACAGCAGGTTCGCAAATGAGTCAGGGAAGATCGTCTGGGCGCTGCCACGTACGCTGGGCACCCCCACTGTAAGCAGGTCGCCCAGCGTGACATTGGTAATGAAGCGCGCCGTGGAGATGGCAACGGTCGTATTGCCAAACGCCAAGCCCTCCCACCCAGCAGGGAGAATGGTCTGATTCGGATCGGCAAACGGGATCGGGACAAGGTTGCCAGTCCCCGTGAATGGCGGGTTGCCAAACTTGATCGCAACCTTGTTGCCATCCGGCGGCGTGTACGACACGACTAATGAGCCTTGGGTAGGACAGGCCCGACGATCACCTGACCATAGGTTCCCGTTTGGTCACGCCCTATAACTTCGAACTGCACCGTTGGATCAAGGCCATCGAAGATGTACGTACCATCACTGTTCGACGTGATCTTCATGATGGTGATGCGCGTGGTGAAGTGACGAAGCTCAAGCTGTCGTGCTGCTGGCACGCCGCCAGCAGTCACAAGGCCACTGGGTGCCTCGCCGGCGATGTAACCATTGCCGCGGTAGTGCGGCAGACCACCGATATTGGGCGACACGAAAGGCGCCACTGCCAGCACGACAGCGTTGTTAAGTGGCGGGATCGTGCTGTAGGTACCCGGCATCAGTTACTCCCACAGCATGGCGACAGCGCCACTTGCCATGTACACCGTGCTTTCAAAGGGGCAACACTTTGGTCCAAGGGCAATGTAGGTACGAAGGCGCGTGCCCACCGGCGCTGCCTGGAAAACGTCATTAACTGCGACAGCAGGGTCAACATAACCGAGTGCTTGAGGTATGCACTTCGTTACCGGACGCGCCCCGAAGAAGCGAGAAAGCTGCGGTGCACCAGCAATCGAGCTACCACCAGCACCACCAGAAAGGTTTACTGGATTGCGAGATCGAACCTTGTTTACACCACCTGAGAAGTAGTCGCATGCCCATGACGCACCATAGGTGGATGATCCTAGATTGCGATGTCCTATGACGTGAAAGCCAGCACCATCAGGCTCACCATCATCACCAACCGTGCGACACACACCGGTGAAGTGACCACCACCAAAGGCTGTGAATGACTGTGGTGAACCAGCATTAAGCGGCTCACTAATGGTTGCCTGTGGTGGATTTGCAAGAGTCGTGGCACACACTGTGCCTATCTTGTAGGCAAGACCAAAGAAGCCCTCAGTTACACAGAGATACGACGGCAGGTTGCTTGAAACACTCGATGCGGTTGGCCCACTAGAATTTCCAGGCGGCCATGGCTGAATAGTCGTGGTGTCACCCACAAGGTTGCCGGCGCCATCGGTTGCCATGCCAATAGTAAAAACGGGCAGTAGGCATGTTGCTGACACAACGTTGCTACCATTGAAGATACCCATCTTGATGAAGATAGGCTGCGTGCTTTGCAGCGTATCGTTCATGCGGAACATCATGTAGCCCTGCTGGGCTGTTCCGGTGGCGAGTGCAGCGGCAATGGTCGACGGATCAGTCTGTCCCGAATCACCAGTTTGCACGAGGCCAGCCGCCGCGAGTTTGGCTACCAGCTCAGTGAGTGTCGCCTTGTAGTTGGTCGCCGTGGTGGCAAGGTAGGGCGACGACCACGTCAGTGTGGTCATGCGCCACCCAGCGGGTCTTCACCCTTCCAGTAACCCTTTTCCTCCCACCACGCGTAGTAGGCCGCCATGAATTTGTCGGAGCCAAGCGCATTCGCGTAGGAACGCAAGCGCTCGAATGCGTAGCGGTCAGAGGGAATGCCTGCCTCGTTTGCCTCCAGGCTTTCGATGTACATCTGGAATGGCGGATGGGCGGCAAGCTTATTCGGGTTGAAAGCCGTGCGGCCCTGGAGCGGCGTGCCGTCCATGTTCTGGCCCATCGGCTTCAGTGCCTCGAAACCTTCCGGTGAAATGCCCTGGGCAGGTGGCTTGGTGGTGTTCTCATCCATCAGGTCTCTCCTCTCGTAAGAATGGCGGCGCCCATCCAAGGCGCCGCCACGATTGTTCTCTGCTATCGCTCTGCTCGATAGCGCGAGCCGTACATGCCTGCTGCCTGCCTACTGCCTCACGAGGAGACTTACAACTTGAAGATTTTGTTCGCGCCGTTGTCCCACGTGACGATGATGTCGCCGCCGTTGGGGGTGATCGGCAGGCCGGTGGCCGTATCGATATAGGCGATGAGTGGGCTGGTGCTCTCGGTACCAGTGTCCTTGAACAGCACCAAAGCTTCGATGCTGGCGCCCGTGACCGCGGAGAACGTGATGTCCGCGGCGTCGGCTGCACCGCCCGTACTGGTCTTGGACGCAAGTGCCACGCCACTGGTGGTGCCGATACGCGCCGACGTCGGGATGTCCGACAGAAACTCGTGCGTCGAGAAGTTGGCGGTATAGGCGCCGGTGTCGACCAAGATGCACTTGACGGTGTCGGTCAGCCAGTTGAACTGGCCTTCGAGGAACCGCTGACGGCCTTTGTCGTAGAGGGTATTTGCCATGGCTGTTCCTCAGAACGAATGGTAACGGGTGGTTTCTTTGCGGCGCTCACGGAGCTTGCGCTGCTGGTTGGCGGTGGGGCGAATGCCGAAGCTCGCAGTGAAGGCGTTCTCGGCATCCGCTGATTTCGCTGGGTCGTACGTATCGCGATCGCGCTTTTCAAAGGCGCGCTTTGCAACCCAGTCGATCAGACGTATGTGATGCCGTACGTTGATCTCTGGCGAGTCCGTCACCTGCACCATGGGCTGGAGCGGGAAGCGGTACACGGTCAGACGGAACTGCGTGGGCACCATCTGGGTATTGTCGTTGGGGTCAACGTGCTGGTACTCCATCGGGATCGGCACAAGCCGCAACTGAATGTTCTCAGTGGGCAAGGTCTCCACGATGTAGAAGCGCGAGCGCTCGGAATGCACGCCGCGCCAGTACGTATAGCCGCCATACCCATTGGCGCCGTAGCCGTAGCAACCGGCCGGCTTGAGGCCATTGTCGAGTTCATACTCGCTGGTGGCATCAAGCTCCATGCCGGTGTCGGCGTACATCACGCGATCGACCTTGTACACCGACTCATCCAGCACATAGACCTGCTGGTTTTCAACCACGTTGATGAGCGTGATGGCATCGGTGAACTCATCGCGAATCAGGTCAGCGCGCTCACAGGCCTCGTACTGGGCTTCGTTGAAGAAGCCGATAAGCTCCGCGTCGGTCCAGATGTTCGGGCCGGGCGAGCCATCCACCAGCTTGGCGTTGTCATCCAAGCGGGAACGGGCGAGGTCGATGAGCTGCTGAAGGTTCACGCGATCAGCTCAGCACGAGACCGGTGATGACGCCATTGGCGACAGTCGGCGTGACCGTGTTGGTGAAGGCGCCCGAGACGGTGAGGCCAGTGAGGGCCACGCCATTCACCACACCTGCCACGGTAGCGGCTAGCTTCAGGTCGGTCACAACGCCGGCAGCCACCTCGGCAGTGTGCGAACCGGCAATCACCGTACCGGCCGAGTTGTGCACCACGATCACATCGGTGTTGTCCACCAGCGCAGTGGTGGCCGCCAGCTTGACGTTGGTCAACGCACCCGCCGATACCGTCGCCGTGGCGTTGTGCGAGTCGGCACCCGCGCTGTTGACCACCGCAACCACGTCGGCGTTATCCACCATGGCAACCGTTGCGGCCAGGGCCACATGCGTCACCAAGCCGGCGGCAATGGTTGTCGTCGCGTTGTGTGAGTCAGCCGCGGCGCTATTAACGACGGCCACGGTGGTCGAGGCGTCGACCAGGGCCACCGTGGTATCCATGGTCACAGAGGCTGCACCACTGACGACGTGAGCCGAGGCGTTGACCGTCTTGCTGCCACCGCTGTTGGACACCGAGATGATCGTGTTATCGGTGACGAGCGCCTGACCTGCGCCTGTTTCCACGCCCAGCTGCTGGTCACTAATCAACGCACTGCCCGAACCGATCGGGTTGCCGTCGCTCAAGACGAGAACAGTGTCGCCTGGAGATACGGCTATGGCGCCGGGCGGCAGGCCGCCACCATCCGGCGCGCCAGTGGCAACGGCCTGATAGAACAGGCGGTAGTTCTGCTCGGGGAACGCCAGCAGATTGCCCAGCGGCTGCTGGCCTGCATCGATGGCGGCATTGACCAAGCCGGCCAACTCCTGCGGCGACGAGGCCTGGATGATGTTGTACTGGGAAAGGGACATGGCGGGTTCCTTGAATGGAGATCACCCGCCGGTAAGGCGGGTGGTTAGGTCAGTCGTCGAGGCTCGGGTCGAGCGCCTGATACTTGTCCCAGGCTGCGTCGCGTTCGCCGGCACGGACTTGGAAGCCGCAGCGCGCGCTCAGCACGGTGGCATCGGGGCGACCATCGCCCGTGAACAACTGGGTCTGCTTGGTCACGTCATGCACGGCCTCATCGACCATGCGAGAGATGGCGTCGAGAATGACCTCGTCGCGCGTCTTCTGAGTGTTGTTGGCGACGCCTGCCATCGCGATATCGTCTTGGAAGCCGGCGGGCACGCAGCCGCGCATGACTGCCTCGCGGTGGAACATCGGATGCAGCGGAGTCGGGTCGACGCCTACCGAGGCAGTGTGGCCGCTCAGCAACGACAGGGCGACCGGCTGGTCACTGGTCGACACGAAGGCGGGGTACTTCTTCTCTTTGGCGGGCTTGGATTCGATAGGCTTGCTGGTGCTGTCGTTCATGGCGCTCTCCTCGGGATGAATAAGCAAGGCGCCCCGGTTGCAGAGCCGGGGCGCCTCACGTGGGTCTTACGGGGTCGGCGGGGTGTTCGGGCCGATGTCGTACTGCGAGCGGTCGATCACGCTGTACTCGACCGACAAGATGACCTCACCTGCCGTGGGTACGGCGCCGGTACCAGTCCAGTTGACGTAGAGCCACTGGTCATCCGTGAGGATGTTCGGCAGCCCGGTCAGGTTGGTGATGGTGGTGGCGTGGATGTTCAGGTCGTTGCCGTAGGCGGCGCCGCTGGCGGCGGTACCCACATCGAGCGTATCGCTCGTAGCCGAGTTGAACGCGGCAATCGGAATGACCTTGCCGACGATGTTGTATGCGCCATTGGGCAGCAGCATGGCTGCCTGAGCAACGCCCGAGACGAGATCGCCGAACGGGATACGCTGCTCGGCGACGACCCGGTTCTGGCGACCCGAGTTGATGGACAGAGACATGATGACTCTCCTGAAGGGATGTGTGGCAAAGCGCGGATCGCTCCGCGCCTCACCGGGTTAATCAGCCGAGGAAGTGATCGATGGTCAGGCAGCCGAAGTCTTCGGTGCTCTGGTCATAGATCGAGTAGAACTTCGGCTTCAGCAGGCCAAACATCTTGTCGACGTTGATGCCCCAGAAGCTGTCGTACTGGAACAGCTTCTCGACCCAGTCGCTCACGTTCAGGTCGGCCATAGCCAGCGCCTGCGCACCCAGCAGCAGAGTGCGCGAACCGTTCACATTGCCACCTGCGCCCCACTTCGAGCCAGGAGCCGCGCCCGTGGTGTTATAGGTCAGGTTGTGCTGCATGATGATTGCGCCGTCGATGGTCACATCGGAGCCGGTGAACCACGGGTTCTGATCGCCGCGAACACCACCATTGACGATGGCACGCTGGAAGTATTCATCCATCTTCAGCATCGCATAGGCCATCGGATGCATCAGCATGATGAAGTACTCGCGGCCACCTGACATCAGCGGCTTGATACGATGGGTACGGGCATAGGCCACCGAGTCCACGATCATCTTGTACTTCGGAACGTACGTCGAAGCGATGTTCACCGTGCCATAGCCAGTGTCGCCCGGGCCAAGCAGGTTGGTGCCGTTCCACGTCAGGTTGCGCTTGCCGGTGGGCGCGGTCACGTCGCTGGCGAACGCAAGGTTCTTCAGCTTCGACTTGATCGGGCGCAAACGGCCATCGCACTCGAACTGATAGCCGATGCCCGACAGGGTCAGGATGGCGAGCTGGTCGACGCGGTTGGCGAGCCAGTACGACAGGCGGTCACGGGCAATTTCGCGGGTCTTGATGACGGTCTTCTGCTCCGACATCTTGCCCTTCTCGCGGATGCCATGGTTCAGTAGGTCGATGACGATGATCTGGCTGGAGGACTTCATCGCCTCCTCGTTGCCCTCGCGCTCATCGTCGCCCACGCCACCATCCTCGACGAGGTCGGCGACGAGCGAGAAGATGCACTGATCGCCCTTCTCGGTCTTGGTCAGCTCGGTGATGCGATGCACCGGCGAGTTTTCGCTCGTGCCGGTAATCTTCTTGATGAACATCTGATCGCGGGCCGCAGCCCAGGTCAGGCGGGACCAGACGAGCTTTTCTTCGGGGGTCTGGGCCGCAAAATTGGTAGCCGACATGATGGCTTTCTCCGGTGGAGTGGTTGCATACGTGGGTTCTTGGCCGCTGTCGCGGGCCTCGCGGAAACGTCCGTTATTGGTGGACGAGCCAGCGCCATGTAAGGCAACAGCTACCGATGTCGTTGGTAGCCCACGGAGACGCCATTAAGTGGCGAGCTGCCCGGGCTTGAGGTGCCCGGGCAAACCCTTCCTACTACATCATCGCCGGTTGTTACTCAGGCCGGGATGCGGTTGTCGCCACGCATCTTCGCCAGTTCATCAGGAGACTTGCGAGCCAGCTCAAGGAGCTGCTCATCGGTCATGTCCTTGACGTTCAGAGTACCACTTGTATCGCGGTTGCCAATACCCCCCTGATTGGTGGGTGGCTGGCGGCCTGCGGCATCGGCAGCACGGCGGGTCTCCTCGACTTTACGAGCATGTGGACCCGGGGCAGGTGCGGCAGCAGGAGGGGCTGCCTTGCCCAGGAGCACCGAGAACTTGGAACCCACTTCTTCAGCCGCCTTTGCCATCGCGGTGACAGGGTCGAGGCCTTCGCCAATCAGCGTGTCGCGACGACCAATGACCGCATAGATGGCGGTGGTATCGGCGTCCTTGGACTCATGGTTCAAGAACGGGTACTTCTCGTAGACACTGCGTGCGGTCGAATCGACGTGATCCTGGGTGCGCTGCTTGCCGAACTCCTGCAACGCCTCGTCACGCGCCTCTTGGCGGATACGCGCAAGGTCAGCCTTGTGGACTGCATCACGGGCATCTTCGATCTCCTCAAGCTTCGCTGCCGCGGCTTCCGGGTCTTCCAGCAGCATCTTGTGGTAGTCCTTGCGCGCTGCTTTGAAGTCGTAGGCCGGCGGTGCCGGAGCGGCGGCAGGCGCAGCAGCCTTGTCGGCATTGCGCAGACGGATCACTTCTTCAAGCAACAGCTTGCGCTCAGCGTTCACCTCCTGAAAGCGCGAGTGCGGAACGTACTTGCCGCCACCGTCGCCACCATCAGCCTCGGCTGCCAAACGGGCCAGCTCGTCAGCGTCCAGCCCTTCATTGGAGCCACCACCGTCGCCACCGCCAGAAGCTGCCGCAGCCTCATCGGCAACGCGCTTCTCTTCCGCCTCGCGGGCGATGCGCTGCTCTTCCGTCTCCTCGTCGCCCTCGTGGTTGTCGCCACGCAGTGCAGCAAGGTCTTCGGTGGACAAAGCCGCCAGCTCTTCGTCGGTGTAGTCGTGAATTGTCTTGCCGCTCATGGTTCTCTCCTCGTGGTCTCGTGTGCCTTACTTCTTCGTTTCGCTCAGGGCGGTCAGCTCCTGAGATTTCTTTTTGGCGCAGGCCAGTGCGGCCTTCAGGCGCGCAGGGTCTTTGCGGATTTCGGCAGCTTCCAGCAGCGCCCGCATGTCCTGATCGGCTTGCCAGTCTTTGTTGTCACTGTAGGGAACAAGAGACGCTTTACTCATGGCTGCACTCCGGGCTTCTCAATGCCGCGATCGACACCGATGCGCGGGCTGGCAGGACCGGCCGGCGTGACCGGGTCGGTATTGGTGATCGATGGCGTATGTGTGATCGGCACCGGCGGCGCTGCCTGGGTCAGGCCAGCACCATCCTGGGCAGGCGCGGCAACCGGGCCGTTGATGGTCGGGATGACCGGCGGCGCGTTCTGGTCGACGAACCCGGCACTTGCCAGGATTTCGTCGGCGAGGCTGGCGACCTGCGGCATGGCGCCCACCTGCGCGCCAGCCTGTGTGGCGCTGTAAATGGTGGTAACGCTGGCCTGGGTAGCCTGGGCCTCGGTGAGCTTGGCCTGCGCCTGGGTGAGCTGAACCTTGGCGTCTTCCAGCGGGTTAGGCGGCGGCGCGCTGTTGGCGGCCATGTCCTGAGCGATCTCGGTCTTGTCAGCAAGGTTCGAGTAACGCAGCACCCACTTGTCGGGGATGTTGATGCCCATCTCTTTCTTCATAGCCTTGATCTGCTCGAACTGGCTATTGTCGAAGGTGATCTGCATCGGCTGCTCAGCCACGACCACATCGTACTCACCAATGGTCAAGTCATTGAGGATCGAGCCATCCTCCTGCGGCTGGTTGACCTGCAACTCTTCAGTGCTCTCTTCGCCCATCTCATCGGTGCGGGTGATGCGCAGTGTGCGAGGGCCGATATAGAAGTTCTGGATGCACCATAGGATGCGAGCGGCCAACAGGTGGCGAGTGCGTGCAAGGTTATCGAGCGGTATCGCCAGCTTCTGCTGGGCAGCGAACTGGCGCGACTGGATTGCCACGCCGGAGAGTTCTTGGTCGTCGTTGCCCTGCAATGTCTCGTTGATACCGGTGACGGACTTCACCGCCTGGGCGCTGCTAGTGATGATCTCAGCTAGCCCGCTGGGCATCGTGTTAGGTGTGATTTTCTCGAACGGCTTGGTGCCAGCCTTGCGCACGATCGTCAGACCGGTCTTGCCGGCGTTCTCCTTGAACTCCTCGTCGGTCATGTTGACGAGCTGATCTTCCTCGTACTGCCAGCCTGAGTTGGCCGTCGTGCCGATGATGTGCAGCGACTGGCTCAGTGCCTTGTTCAGCACCTCCTGCGGACTCACGGCATTGTCGACCAAGCCACGCGTCACACCGCGGCGGAACAGCGGGAAGTAAGGAACGACGGTGAACCACGGGTACGGACTATAGTCATCGAACAGCACGATGTCTGCCGTCGTCACCAACCACTTCACGCGGTTGCTCATGCGCTTGGTGATGAAGCCACCCTCGGCAGACCAAGCAGCGATTTGCGACTCGGTTGCCTCTTCGATCGGCCGTACATCACCAGTGGCGAACACCATCACCTTGGTGATTTCGTAGTTGTAATACTGGCGATCAATCACGCGTAGGCGGCGTGTGTCGATGTCATCCATCACAGCATCGAAGTTGTTCTCAGGTCCGAAGTTGTTATCGCCGAACTTGTTGCGGCGCTCGTCCTGACTGTATTCGCCATAGTCGGACTCATCCGCCTTGTACATCTCCGCGGCTTGGCGCTTTTCCTTGCCAAAGAACTGCTCGATCTCATCGTAGCTGTACCACCGCATGATCGTGACGTCTTTCCACTTCTCAGGGTTGTACGACTTGGCATCGGGGTCAGGCATGACATCCATCGGGTCAAGCGCTTCGATGCGAACCTCACCAGCAATCGAATCGTCGAACCCCATGCGTACGTCGTAGTAACCGCGCTGCTGGATCAGGCCATCACCGAACACTTCGGTCTCAACCCAATGCAGCGCCGTGTTATCCGCGATCTGCATCGCCACCTTGCTGAGGGTGGTGGCAATCTCCTGATCGGCGCCACCACCACGCGGGCGGTAGCTGATGTCCATGCGGTTGGCGATCTGGTAGCCGATGGCCGCATTGATCGCGGGGAGGATTTCGTTCTGCTCAACCGGCTTGCGCCCAGTCTCAGACAGAACCTGAACGTCTTCGGGCAGCCATTGCAAGCCGCCACCCAGATACATGTTCTCCAGGCGTCGCGCCCGGGTGCAGTACTCACGATGGCCGCGGCTTCGCCCGTACTCATAGCGCGCCCAGTTGGCCCGGGCACGGCGCAATGAGTCGCCGGTCAATTCCTTCGGTACTTTGAGGGCCGTGTTGCCCTGGGTGCTCGATGCCATGTGATTCGCCCTATGCAGTCATGCCGGGCGAACCACCCCGGCCATGTCGTGCGGCAAGCTTACGCAATTTATCGGCCATCGTCTCCTGCTTTGAACGGCGGCGCGGCTGGACGTTTATAGCGAAGGTAAGGGCAAACCCATCACCCACGTCTGGGGACTTGAGGCCACGAGACTTCATCTTCTCCTTGGACTCCAGCACCAGCCGGCGGGACGCATCATAGCTGTACTTGCGGGTCGTCAGGTCAGCCTGGAGGCGGGCATGCTTGGGCACATAGGCTGGGCTGTCGAGCAACCAGTCACGCGCTCTGGCCCACATCTCAGCTGCACGGTTGCGGTACTTCTCCGACTCGATCGCGCCCTCGCCGAAGTGGATGCGGTGGACATGTTTGATCCCTGCATCGGTGAGGAACGCCTCGACACCGGTGCCCACGCCGGTCACGTCGACACAGATGGCATCTGGGTCGTACTCGCCCGCCAGCATCGCCACGCGGCCAGCGATCTGGGCGTTACCCTCCTTGGAAAAGGTGAGCACGCGCAGCACGCGCCGGCCTTGCCGCACCACGATCGCGGTCAGGTCGTCGCCATACTCGGCAGGGTCAACGCCGATAACGATCGCACCACCAAGCTCTATATCAAGATTGCGTTGCGCACGCGCAACCAACAGCGGACTGATAAGAGAGTCTTTAGTGCCAGCCATGAACGCCATCTCTGGCGTGCCTGGATACTCTTGGTTGAAGAGTGTGTCATCACCCTTGAAGTCGTCTACGATCTTTGCGCGACGCCAGTACATCTGCTCATTGGAAAGCTCGAATGCATCCTTGTATTCAAGCTCGTCATCATCCCACTTAACATCGCTTGGACATGTCTTTCGATATTCCTGCTGTAGGAACCACGGGACGAAGATGGCGATGTACTCGCCCTTGCCGTCTACGGCATCCTGCCACTTCTGATGAAACAGGTTGCCGATCCCGTTCGCCGTGGACTCAAGAATAATCTCGGTATCCGGTTCATCGGGGATCGTCTGACCGATGCCGGCCATGTGTGTTTCCGCGGCAGGCCAGAAGGCCACCTCGCTGCCGTGGAAGAACTGACCGGTGCCAGAGCGACCAGTAGCGCGCGCGCCAGCCGTTGCGACGGAATAACGACAATCGAGCCTGTCAAAGTACAGCTCCTTTTCGTTGTCGAGTTTTGTGTGGGGCTTGTGACTGAGCGGGCAGTTGTCGTTGTACCGCTTGGTCATGTTGAAGAGGTTGGATGTTGCCTTGTCCTCATGGGTGAGGATGTAGGCACGCTTGCCGAACGAACCGGTGATCTTCCAGTAGAAGCGCCCCTCGATGTAGGTGCTGGCGCCTTGCTGCCGCCCCTTGAGGATGATCGCGCGTACCTTGCCGATGGCGGCGTACTGCTCCTCGATCGCCCGATGGATGACACGCTGCGCATCGTTGATCTCGAACGGGAGTAGCTCACCCTTCTTGGTCAAGATGTGCAGGCAGGCCGGTGCGTACTTATCGAAGTCCTCGCGGACCTCGAACATCATGCGTGCCTGGGCAGTGAGCTGAGTCATCAGGTCTCCAGTGAGCGCAGTGACTTGGGATTGAAGGCCAGCTGCCAGCAGCGCGCCAGAATGACGAGTGACGCCTTGATCGCCACACGTGCTGCCCAGCGAGCACAGCGTAGCCGGTGGCCCGGGCTGGCATCTGCCTCGCAACTCCAGAACTCATTGGGCATCGACACCAGCCAGCCAGCGCGCGTGCCTAACACGTGGAACACCGGCTCGGTCTTCCAGGCATCCGGCGTGTCCTCCTCGGCGAAAGCCTTGGCTGTGCGCGAGGCGCCATGGAATAGCGAGCTGACGATGAACTCGCGCCCCTTAAACGTATCGACGTCTATGTCATTGAGGGTCATCAGTGAGCTGCACTCGATGACCTCACGTTTCTCGTCGAACCACAGGTTCAGTACGACCTGCGGATTTCCGCGGTCCATGTCATCGCGCCGGCGCTTGCGGTACTGGCTCAGGTCAACAACATCAGTCATAGCAACGGCCCCACGATTAGATCGCCATAGGTCAGGTCTTCCACGCCCGCTGTCTGGTACCGCGGCCGTGCCGATAGATCATCGTTGAAACCGTCCACGGCCATCAATGCCTGCTCGGCAAGGTGGGGTTGCTGCCGGCTGTTGAGTTCCGCCGTGTCGCGCAGGAACACCACCGTCGAGCTGATCGACCGCGCACGTGCCTCGCGCTGGGGGTACACGGCCCGACTACGCTCCAGCACCATCAGCTCAGCGGTGAGGTAGCCCAGGTACCAGCACACGACCGGCACGGGCATCTGAGCGTAGGCAGCGAAGACGCCATCGCTATTGGCGATGTGCGTCTCCACCTGATTGGCGAGGATGCTGGTAGCCGCGACACCGCGTTCCACCAGCATTCGCTTCAGCATCTCATCGGTCATTTTGCCTTGAACACTTCGATGCTGCCGTCTTCGTACTGGATCACCGTGCGCTCGCTGCCCGGCTCCGCCATGTCGATGCCCACCCACAGCGGCAGCTGGCGCGACTCCACGTCTGCCCGGTGCAGGCGATCCAGCTCGGCCGCGATCAGTGCACCAGCGCGCTCAAGGTTTTCCAGGCGATCCTTGGGCTTGAACCATTCGGGATGCCACGGCCACAAGCCGAGGCCGGTCATCACCTCGGGCGTGACGTATTCGCCACCGTTGGTGTCAGGCACCTGCAATAACAGGTAGCACGCAGCGGCACGCAACAGCTCATCGCGTTCGTATCCATCATCTTGCTGTGGATTGAAGCCGTGATCGTCGATCTGCTTGATACGTGCATTGGCAATCGCCATCACGCCATACAGGCCACCGAGTTGCGCGAGGCGGTTGATGTTGAGTTCGCGCACGCTCATGACTTCACCCCTTTCTCGGCTAGCTCGATGCGGTCAAGCAGCACATCGTGATAACTCAACTGAGCGTTGTATTGCTTATGCAGGAGTATTTGCGCTTTGTCAGAAAGATCACTGAACCCACTGCCAGTACGCTCGATGAAATCCTCCAGGCGCTTTAACTTCTTACCCAATGCCTCAGCCTCCAGGCGCAGGCGAGCAAGCCAGTCACGCCCGGTGCGGGTAGCCTCGTCCACCTCCTCCATGTGCTTGTCATGCAGGCGCTGCTTGAGCAGGTAGGCTTCGAGCTGCCATATCTTCTCGCGGGCATTGGCCCAGGAGATGCGCTTGCCAATCTCCTCGTCGAAGTTCTCTGCGCTGACAACCGACGACTCACCGCGAACGGTAAAGCCGTTGGCAAGGGTCAGCTCGCAAATCATCGTCCTGCCGCCGGGAAGGATGGTGTACGAGTGCGCCAAGATGACGCGGTCGATGTCCTCGGGCCGCAGCCGCGGTGCGTTCAGACCGCGGTCCTGAATTTCCTGCTCGATCTCTTTCTCGTTGTTCACTGGTTTCTCCTCGTGAAGCTGGCCCACCTGGGCAGGCCAGCAGTCTGGTCAGGCTGTCGTCGACTTCACCGTGCGGTACTCGGGCATCTCGCAATCCAGACATAGACGCTCGATCACCACATACGTACCGATCGGGAAGAACGAACCCGAGTTGGGGCTAAGCGGATTCACGCAGAGTTGTTGCAACTCGCCCTTGTCCACCTTCTTCCACTTGCCCCACCGGTGCCGCTTGAACGGCTTGGTGCAGTTGCGGATGAAGAACGTCACGTGCTGGCCTTGGCCTGCCCGACCTGAAACGGCATCCACTCCGCATAGCCGCGCTGAGCAGATTTCTCGTCATCCGGCTGAACCAGTGGCACCGACGTACGGATGTGAGCGTTTCCGTTGTGATCGATGATTTGCAGGTTGACCATGCGATCACCGTGTACGTACACCACCGTGGCATCACATGGCTGAGTGAGGTCATGCGCCTGGATGGCATTGTGATAAGGCACGTACGTTAAGCCAATGTGCCTATCGTGATCACTCGGCCAGTACCACACCTTGCGGCCGATCGTCGGGCTAATAATCCGCTTCTCTTCCATTGCCTTTCCTCTGGGTAGAAGAACGCCGGCACATGGCCGGCGCTCTCGTGGTTGGTGTTGGTAGCTTACTCGCCTTCGGACTGCTCGGGCTTCTTGTCCGGCATGCGATGCGCAGCGAAGACGTTGCGCACGTTGGCGGCGAAGTAGCGGCCCACCGAATCCGCCTCGCTCATGTCCTTGTAGACCTGAGCCGGCACGTCTGCATACTGATACACCGTGCCGCTGGAGAACTCGACCTCAAGCACGTTGGTGCTCGGGTCGTAGCCGATGGACTTGATGTTGCTGCTGGTAACTGGTGTGCGGTTCATGTGCGATCACTCGTCTTGGGGATTTCTCCATGGAGCGTGTTCGTGCTCGACCACTGCTGCTCGGGATCACGAGCCGAGACGTAGCCGGACCAGACGGCATTTACCACGGCACCGAAGATGTTGCCGGCCGGCGCAAGATCATAACTGACCTCGCTGTCAGTGAAGCGCACACCGATGACGGTGGCCGGCAGGAACGCATCGCCATAGCGCATGAACACCGGCGCGTTGATCTGGAAGGAAGACGGCAGCTTTACGCGATCGGCCGCCGCCTGATTGTGCGTCATGCCCACCGCTCCGGCCTGACGCGTGTCCAGGGCGACGCCGTTCAATTCGCCAGTCAGGTTCATCACCACGTTGGCAGCATCGGTCATTTGCTTGCCCATCTCTTCGCGCTGCGTCTCGCGCTTTTCCAGAAACTGAAGGCGCTTGAACATGCCCTCTATCATCGCATCGCTATAACGCGGCTTCGCGGTGGACTTGCGCAACTGCGCGGTCTTCTTGGGCGCGCTCTTGATTACCTTCTTCTTGCTACGTGTTGCCATGATGCCTATCTCCTCGTGATTGGTTGGGTCGCCGGGCTTCCACCGGCGAGCTGGTGTTACTTCTTCTTGCCGCCGCCGTGGAAGTTCTTCTGCCCCGGCCCTGCCTGCTTGGCACGTGCCTGCTGACCGATCACACCACCGGGCACGCCTTGTGCCTTGAGCTGTGCCGCGCGTCCGCCCATGCCCAGCTGGTTCGACTTGCCATCGAACGAACCAGTCTTCTTCGTGCCAGTGTTACTGGCCTGCTTCGTAGTAGCCATACAACTTACCTCACTAAACGCCGTCAGCAACCTGCTGACTGTCGCGTCCTTCAACAGGCTTTGTAACCTTGGCGTGAACCTCCTTTAACAAGTCCTCGTATGTCTTGTCTCCGGTGTCCTCGTCCAGCCTGTAGTTCGTGCGCTCCTGATCGATCACGGTCTTGAGCGTGTTCGCCAAGTTGAGCGCGGTCTTGCTGCGGTTGCCCAGGCCAACAGCGGCCAGGGCCATCCCCATCTGCTTGCGGTACGCAGCCACGGCAATCGGCGACATCTCCATCTTGGCCGCGTAAAACTCAATGATGCGCTCCTCGATCATATCGCGGTTGCGTGTCGCATCCAGCAGCTCTTGGCTCAGGTCTGCCGCTATCCCGCGCAGGAGGGCCAGCTGACGACGGTGCGAGATGATGATGTCGCCCGACAGCTTGCCCAGCTCCTCGATGCGCTCGGCCGGATCAACCGGTATCACCGGCAGGCCGGCGTTGTCCGCCCGCTGGTAGGCCAGCTCGCGCACGGCGTAGGGGTCGCCTTTGACCCAGCCGTACCGCTTGGCCCTTGCCCGTATGGCTGCCTCGCTCACCTCATGCTTGGCTGCCAGTTCGCGGTTCGAGAGTACGCCCGCCCTGTAGTCCGCTTCGATCGCGGTCCAATCAATCTCTTTGTCGTGCTTGTAGGCCATGCCTCACCCCTAGGAACGTTCGCACTGCGCACTGCGCACTGGTTGCGAACGTTCGCACGTGCGCAGTAAGCACACAAGGCCCGGATGCGTGATGTCTCCAGGCTGCCCTTTGGTTATCCAGACGTCCCACAGCGTGAGGGCGTAGACATCCTCGATGTCCTTGGACTGATAGCCATCCGGGGTAGCCACGATGATGGTTTGGCCCCACATGTTCCGCACGTCACGCATGATGCTGCGCCAAGCGGCGGGGTTGACCTCCATGACTATGTCTTCCAGATGGCTTGCCTGGGCAGTGATGCAGTCGATCTTCGCCCGCAGGTCATCCAGGCCGGCATACAGAAAGCGCAACTCAAGGCTCATGACTCCACTCCAGATGGCATGGGATCGTTACACAGCACCTCAACCCACATCTTATCTTCGTCAATGTGCACCATATGCATGTGATGCAAAACCGGCTTGTTACACCGTTTGCAATTGCCCCTTAATATGTAGTTTTGCATGTCCTCTTTGATGGTCTCCACAACATGGAAGGCTGGGACCATCTTTGCATCGCTTGGCGTAGAGAAGACGAACTCCGGGTTACGAACGTATGAGGAGATCAATCTGTCGCCGAAACTTTTGACTGGACTCACCCGGCTGGCATCGGCCCACAGTAAATCGCTCCAGAACTTCGACTGTGGCTCGGTGATGAGCATGGGGGTGGCGCGGGCGCGGCGCCTCACACGGCGCTGGTGGCTATTCATGGTCCCACTCCAAGGGATGTACCCATTCGACTTCTTCGCTTCCCTGGGCACGGGCAATGCCGATGCGCTCCTCCTGCTTGATCTGCTTGCAGGTCTTGCTACAGAACTTGCCCCAGCCGCGCTTGACGTCGGCAGTGCGAGCCTGGAACGGCCTGCCACACCGTTCGCAATGGCGAGTGCACTTGGCACCGCGGGCTGTGTGGGTCACTGGTAACGCCTCCTCGGGCGGATGTGGAAGGCCAGGGCTGTTGCCAGCATGACGTGGTCAATGTCCGTCAACTTGGTACCGACGACCTGAGCCTCTTCGCGCTTGCGGCGATGGCGCTCCTTGGCAGCCCGAAGTTCACGCTTGGTCAGTCGTGACTTCATCGGCATTCACCATCCCATATTTGTATTGCACTCTGTTGGCGGTACCTATCAACTTGCCATCCTTCCAGATGCTCAGCGTGACAGGATAAAGCCGCTTGACGTTGTCGACTATCTCTATGGGTATGCCGTCGAACACCGGCTCTTTGTTTAAAAGGAGATTTACAGCTGCGTACAAAGGAAGGTCATTAAGAAGTAGGTCAAACTCATCCTTAGTGAGTCGAAGTAACTTGATGCGGACACCCTGAGCGCGAAGCATGGCAACGCTATCGATGATGCAGGAGGCTATGAACTTTCTCATTTGCGCTGCTGCCGGCTCAGGTGGCTGGCGTAACTCATATAGCGGATCATCTGGCCGCGTTCTGCCTCGGGGCGGAAGTCCAGCGTGGTGCACGGGTGGCTACCACCCTTCAGCCTGGGCACGGTCAGCAGCGCGCCGTTGAGGTATTCCAGGCCGTTGCCAGTGACGTACACATGCAGGAATGGCTTGGCCTCGGCCTTGATCGCCATCCGCTGTTCATCCGTAATCAGCACCACCTCAATCGGCTTTTTGTACTGGTGCCGCTGGGCGTTCATCAGGTCAATTAACTCATCGATCATACGATGCCTTCCCCACTGTAATCACACCATGCAATGCGGCAGCGCGCCCATGCCCTCATGAAGGTCTTCACGTCGACGGTTTGAGGGCTGGCATAGAAGCCCGCCGCGGCCTCGTCAAAGGCCTTGGCGACCTCGCGCAACTTATGGTCAGGCGGCAGGCCATCCTGATTGCAACGCTCGGCAATCTTCCGGCTTAGGTCTGTCTGTGTGTATTCGCTCATGCCTTGCCACCATGATAATCACGCCATACGTTGCCACCCTTCTTCCACAGCTCCATGCAGGCTTTAAGGTTGTCCCTAGATGGCTGCTCGTCGTACTTACTGAACGCCTCATCCAGCTCTTTGGCTACCAATCGCATGGGGTGATCCGGTGGCAGCTGGTCACGGTCAGCGATCTTGAGCAGCTCCTTGCTCGAATCGTTGTTGCTCACGTATCTGCCCGGAACGTCACGCGTCCACCGGGAGAACGCGCCGGCTCCTTGGTCAGTGGCACCAACTCCAGATGCGGTGGCACCTTGGGCGGTGCGTGGCACTCGTGCTCCAGCACCTGGGCACGGAGAGAGTCGCGGGCAGCGGCCGATGAGCGGTTGAAGTCGTTGATGACGAAGAAATCCAACGACTGCGCGTCAATGGTGTGGCTGCTCGTGACGACGCACCCGCATGGCAACTGCGCCTGCATGTGGACAATCATGTCGTGTTTCATTCGTACAGCTCCGTCGTCAGCTTTGAGATGACCGCGCTAGCCTGCTCAACGTCAAGGCTGTAAATCCAGTCATCAACGAGTGGACTTTCCTTTAGCTTCTCGGGCGACATCAGCAAGAACATCGTTTGATTGACACGCTCGCCGCGGTGGCCCGAAACGAAGTTATGCTTTTTCAGTAACCGACGAATTCGGTCTTGTTGTTGCGGGGTTGAGCGCTTCACCTAACACCTCCTGCTCGATTACCTGTTGTCTGCCTTCTGCCTTCTGCCTGTCCGACGCGTGCGCCTGCCGAAACTCGGCAACCGCTTCGCTGAAGCTACGAGCCGGCGAGATTCTTGATACAGAGGCTTGTAGCTGCCGCAAAGACACCAATGACGCCTGCTTTATCGCATGGTTCACCGACATACCGTATCTCCAGGTCATTCACGCCGTTTTGTTCGACGATGTAGAAGAGGCGGCGCGCAACCACATTGCCTGCTTCTACATCGTCGGCCAGCTTTCTCAGGTGCGAAGTAATGGACATGATGATTTCCGCGCCTTCCATATTGACTACCTCACCCATCGATTTTCTCCAACATGCCAGCATTGACCGCCGCACCCAGCAGGATGGAAGCATCGCGGTAGCGCAAGGCTTCCGCGGTAACGGCGTTGCGTTTGCTTTTGGGCAGCTTCTTCACCTGATCCAGCATCGACTGAGCGCGGCTGTGGAATATCAATTGCAACTCTTCAGCACGCTTCTTGTCGATCATGGCGAGTGCCTTTTGGCGTTATCTATCACCATGCGGGCACCACGCTTTACGCCAGCTGCCCAGGCGACGCCTAGCAGCATGATCTGAGCCACGACGAACACAATAATTTCCAAAGCAGCACCCCTGTCATCTGCCTTCTAACACCCCGTACGCCGCCAAAGTAATGAAGCACACTAAACCGGCGATCCCATAAACAGCATGCGCTGTCTCCGAACCAAAACACCAACCTATAAAACCGATCGCACAAACAAGTCCGCTACTAACTACCGCAACAGCCAGGACGTTCGTTATCTTGCTCACGCATCATCTCCCCGGCACGCTTGAGCGCCGCTCGAACGGCGGTCTCCGCGCTTTCCATGAAGATGCGTGTGCCCAGCGAGCCGAGCCACTGATGTAGGTAGCTCTCGACCATCCCGTTCAAGTCGTGCGTGTACACGAACTCGACGCCCAGCGACGTGGGTTTCATCGGGAACACTGGGATGATACGCCGCGCCTGACTCACCGATGGAGACTCGACATCGGTTGGCTGGCACTCAATGCGCAATTCGATTTGCATGCCGCTGGCGCCACCCCGGATGGCGCTGGCATCGACAGTGATGCGCAGGTCACGCCTTGACATGATTGCCTACCGATTCGATGTAGGCGCGCACTTCTTCTGGGTGAGCATTGGCCCAGGCAGCGAGATGGTTGATGCCAACTTGTAGCGCCTCGGTCAAGCCAGCCGAGTTATCTGGGAAGCCCATTGAATCCAGACCCACACCGGAGAGCACTAAGTTGCTGGTCTTGTCAGACCGGCTCCCTGTGTGCACCAGCTTTAGGAACGGCTTGTCCATGGCATACATCACATGATCGACGCCGCCGTCAATGCGTGTCCATGAGAACGGCAATACGTGTGTCCCTTGGAAGCCCTTCTGCTGAGCTGCCTTGCCGCCACACCCGCAATCGAGTGAGCGCTCGGCCGGAACAACTGTCGACCACAGTTTGCCGAAATCCTCGGTGACAGCGTCGACACCGCGCAAATGGCTGCCGGCATGCGCCAGCTTCATCACTTCGATGCGCGAGAACAGCTCGTCACGTCCCATACTACTCTCGCTCATGACTGCACCCCAGGCACGATCAGTGGCGAAGGATCGGGCAGCAGGATGGTCGACTCTTCGCGCACCTTCTCGCGCTCCGCGTACATCGTCACCACCTGGGCGGCACTCAAACGCAGCATGTCGCCATCGCCCCAGAGGCCGGTGGTAGCTTTTGCCGGGAAGGTGTTCTCGACTTCTTCCGACACGATCATTGCCAGGAAACGGCCCGATCGCGCTACGCCGATAAGGCGCTCCAGCTCAGCCACGACTGCATCGCGCTGGCTTTGTTCTTCCGGCGAGACCGGGAGCGGACTGGCCGCAGCGCCGATGGCTGCGGCCAGTGGTTTTTGCTTCAGTACATCATCCATTTTCCCTGACGCCCATGGTTAGTTTGGGTAATCAGTATAACACCTTCGGCGTTATTGGGAAGATGGCTTAGGCGGGGTTGCAGTGCGCAAAATACCCTTGGCCTGCAAGGTCTTCAGACAATCCTGTGCTGCCTTCAGGATGTTTAATGTTGCCTCCCAAAGCGGCTTGTCTTTGATGTCCTGAGCAACGACGTTATCCGCCCGGTTGTCCGGCGCTTCCAGTGGCGGCAGGGGTGGCGCTTCCAGGGCACCCGCCGGGCACTGGTTTACCAGCGGCGCGGTATAGGGCTGCGTTGGCTTCACACCGCAGGCGCACAAGCTCAGGGTCAAGAGCGCAAACAGCAGGTAACGGCTTTTCATGAATCACCCGGTCAATGTAGACGGTGCGTGTCTGGGCTTCGGCCTGCGTTGCGGCCTGCTTCTGGTGCAGGTCGATGTCAATGCCGGCGAAAGTGTCGTTGATGCCTAATGACTGTGTGACGCGCTTGGCGAACGCGTCGGCTGCGACAGCCTGCTGTGCCGCGGTGTCGGCTGTCTTCTGAACGTGCTCGCCATAGAAGAACGAGCCAGCGACGGCGCCTATGCCAAGCAGGACGGCGGCAAGGATGGCGTATGGATTCATCACGCCCCCGACTTGCTACGGTCGTGCAGCTTTTCCCACAGGAGAAAGCACATGCCAATGGCGACCAGCACACCACCCAGGATGCTCAGCAGCTTAATGTCGCCCACCGTCGCGCGCAGCTGGTTGCCGGTCGACACGAGATCGTCGGCGTTCGCAGTGATCGCGCCAGCTGCCGTAGCGCCCAGGCCGGTGATGCCCTTCAGGCTGAACACGCTGACCTTTGGCGGCGGCGATGGGACAATGCCAGTCACCTCGGGCGCCATAAGGGTTGCCGGAGCCACCGCGGCAGCCTGGGCGGCGAGTTCGGGCTTGTCGATAGCTGCGATGCTCGGCTCGAAACCAAGATTCCACTGCGCCGACTCGGCCGCACGGCGGTTAATGAGGCCATTGACCTTCTTGCCGCCGTCAAACACCCAGTCGCGCATGCGGTCATCAACCTTGTCCCACAACTTGGCGTTGAGGGTCTTGCTGAAGTTGGTCTGCTTGCCACTCTTATCGACGAATGCCTGATCGCCCACGTTGAACACGAAGCTCACCAGCGCGTCATAGCTGACGTCTGGGATGTCCGCGATGACATCCGCCGGCACGTGCCGGTAAATGGTGGCAACCGCTTCGGCTACGTCAGCATGGAACCATGCATCGACCTGCTCGGGCGTTACCTTGGTGCCCACGGGCGGCACGTCGCGCCCGGTATGACCCACACCCACGGTGGGCACTGGCGGCGTACCTGAGTCCGGGTACACCACCAGCTTGCGACTCTCGAACCCCTCGATGAGGGTGTAGGCCTTCTGACTTGGTTGGCGCATGTCTATCTACCTATGTCGTCCGCTTTAGTTGCCAGTCCAAGTAGGCGATTAACTGCGTCAGCAAACTCGGCTGGGGATTTAACCATCCACCTGTACTCTATTGCCTGACCATGCTTCACGTCATACGTACGCGGGTATTGCTTGATGGTCTTATGCAAGTCGAGAATTGCTAGTTTTATCTCCGCCTCAATCCTTGCATCTCTCTGGTACTTTCTAGCCAGCCATTCCAGTGCATCTGTGAGCTGGCGATGTTGCAACAATCTGTCAGGCGCCTTGGCTGCCCCGCCCTCAAGAGCTAGTTTCGCCTGCTTGATTAATTCCAGTATGCGGTCGAGGGTCAGCTCGTCCGCGGTCATGCGCTACGGTCCTCGCGCCAGCGTTTCTCACGCTCGTGCGCCGCGGCAAGGTCGGCGATCAGGCTGGCCGCATACGCATCGGCCTCCCGCAGCTTGCGCCTCAGCTCTTCAATCAGCCCAGCCTGGAGTTCAATCTGACGATCTTGCTCGCGCAAGCGTTCCCCGTTGAGCCGGCTCTCTGCCCGGGTCTCGGACAGCTCCTTTCTGATTTGCTCGCGCAGCTCAGTGCTGGTGTCCAGCAGGCCGCGCACGAACTTGACCGCGCCGATGCCACTCTTGCCGGCGGCCCACGCTATCAGGGAGAGGATGATGAGCCATATAGCCCCAGAGGGGCCGAGTCCGTGCTCTTTTGCCAGCTCCAGCGACTGGCTAATTATTTCCGGCATCGTGGTCACTCCGCGTAGGGGGATCGCGGCGGCGATCGAGCTGGAACAGGGCGCTCGACTTGGCCTCACTGGCGGGGTCAAGCCCAACCAGTATCCGCACGTAAATCAACAATTCCGCCATCGCGAACGCAGAGTAAACCGCGATGTCGTCGGCTACGGGCACGGTGGGAACCTGATAGCTCCACACGGCCATTAACCCCCACACGAAGAAGGCCATCACGCTGGTCTGCATGCGTATCACACGCCACTGACCGAACAGTGAGGCCACCCCTAACGCTCCGGTACCCACAAGCAGCCATCCCAGCAGACCGGGGGTGAGGAGCCACACACGCATCGACCCGGCGCACGGCATCGCCCAGTACGCCGGGAAAGCCAGGGCAGCGAAGCCCCACGCCATACCCACCAAGGAAGTGAAACCCTCCAGGCCATTGCGCCAAGCAAGCAGGCGAACGGCTGAGAGGATAAACCTGCTCTTGATCTCAGTCATGGGTGCCTCTCCGCGGCCAGGGCCAGCTAGTTCCTCGGCGCCCTTATAACGTCGATGGTCCTGCCCTTGATGTTTTCGACGTATACCACATCGCCATAATCAAGGAGCATTTTGCTGCTTGTGTTGCCGTCCTGAAGGACAAGTTGCGGGATGCGCTTACCAAGGTCGTTTACAGGTAGCTTCTCGTAGCTGCTGCATGCAAGAACCTTTGTGGTGCCCGTTGCTTTGATCTCGTGCTTGATAGTGAACATGGTCTGCTGCCTCGTGTCTGTGTGCGCCATAAACGGCGATACCCCGGAGGGCCGGGGTATCGTCTCAGGTGCTCAGGTTTTCAGCAAGAGATCAAGGCAGTGGCTGAAAATCGTTACCGCAGGTACGCCGGGCCATACGGCCCCATGCGCGCCAGCCCATTGTGCTCGTCGAAGATGTTGCCGCGCGGCGCACTCTTTGCCGGCGCCTTCCATCCTGCCGGGAAGAGCACGTCACCATTGTTGTCGATGAAGCAGTGCACGCTGCGCTGCCCACCATCCGAGCGAATGACTCGGATATAACGCTTGCCGTGCGTAACAGAAAGCTCCGCCAAGCCGACAAAACCATGAGCCTTGGCATCATCGTGAGCGATCTTTTGAGCGCCATCAACGAAGCTCTTCAGCGCAACTTCAAATTTCTCTTCCATTTAGGTTCTCCCAGTGGGCTGATTACCCGGTGATGCCGCTCCAGGCAAGAGCGGCATGGCCTGGAAATCAGAAGTTGTAGTCGTAGAACTTGCGCGGTGCATCGCCAAGCTGAAAGCGGCGACCACTCTTATCCTTCCACTGGCCGCCCTTGTGCAGACGAATGCGAACCGTCGAGTGGATTTCACTGGGCGTTATGATCCACTTTTGCTCGCTTTCGCTGTTGTTGGTGCAATGTCCAAAGAAGCCGCCGGGGGTGATGTTGGGCTTGAAGCTCGGATCAAGCTCGGCGTCCATCTCTCGAATAACTATGCACTTGTCGCTCACATAACGGATGACCTCGAACGGGTTAACATCCGTATAGCCGATATGGTTGGCGAATTTGAACTTATTCATCTCTGGTCTCCTCGGTCGGTCCATCCGGCCACGAGACAATCCTAGGGCATGTTGCCCTATCTGTCAACACCCCTGGTATTACCTGTATCCGCCAAGCCGGCCGCCTGTTTCGGCACTCAGTCGAATCTGCCTACCAAAGTAGCAACGCGCCCTGTCCTGGGCGATCGTGGCGAGCTGGCCTAACCTGATTTCTTCATCATTGGTAAGGCCATCCCACCCCATGGACCCGCGCTCAAGAATCAGGCGATTGGCGTAATCTCGCACGATCTGTGCAAAGTGAGCGCTCTCGGCCACGATCTCATCGATGCGGACAAAGCGATCGATCTGGAGACGTGCCGCCTTCAGTGTCATCTCCATGTCGCCATAGTCGATGATCCCGGTGCGCGTCGAATGGGTAGCGCCAACGCGGTAAATTTCCGCGTACTCCCTGCCGTCCTTCTTGCGCTTGCGCAGCACCCAGTAACTACCCTTCTCGAACAGGATGTCTTGCTCGCCATACGTCATAGCCAAGCCTCCACAACAACGCGCTGGACGACGGTCTGAGCTTGACCCTTGTAATCATCATGCTCTTTCACCGTCGCCTTGATTTTCAGCTTGTCGCCTACTTCCGACTTAAACCTGCCCTTCGACAGCAGACAGCAACCATCGGGCGTGACCATCGTCACGAAATAGGTGATGCCGTAGATGCCAGAGAATTCAAACACGCGCGTCACGGTGACTTCAAACACCTGACGCTTGCCCACCTCGCCAGTGACCTTGTGCGCGTCCGGCCGTGGCAGGCGAAGGTGCTGGCAGGTCTGGAGCACGCGCGCCGCCGTTATCGCCAGGAGGCTATCCGGCTCGAACTTGGCACCTTCCGCGCCGTCCATCAGCCAGTTCAGGTAGCCCACCTCGGCCGACTCGAACGTGCGCCAATGGTTCTCGGTGGTGTAGCCGTTCGGCAACGGGGTTTCAATCCACTTACCCGTGGCGTCGCCGCAGTTGCGGAAGCAATCCGGGAAGCAACCTTCTTCGATCTGCTGGAGCCAGCGCTGCATGTGTGCGGCGTTGACCGCCTCGCGCTCTTCACGCCAGCGCTTCTCTCGCTCCTCACGCTCGCGCATCTCATCAGCCGTGGCGCGCTGAATGGCGGCAAGCTTCTCTGTGATCTCCGCGCGAGTGGTGAGCAGCGGCATGCCCATACGACCCGCTGCCTCGGTAGCCTTGGCGATCGCTTCGTCAGGGTCTTGGCTGAGGTTGAAATGATGGAAGCTGCGCACCTCTTTCTCGGTGCGGCCCTCTACCGTGTACTTGTAGAGGTAGGTCTCGCGCAGGGTGAAGAAATGCTGATTCTCACCGATGCCGATAAACAGGGTAGGCATGAACATGGCTCAGCTCCCACTGATCGCGTTGCCGCCCATTCGGGCGAGGGCTGCATCTGCCACATCGGCGTGACGGTCACACATGACGGCGTGACCGCTATCGCCATTGAGGCGAAACTGTTTGGCGGCTTCGCGCAACATGTCTCGGCATCCGCGCTGCGTAGCGATCATCTCAGCCACAGCCCGGCGAACGTCTGCCATTTCATCGGCTTCTTGAGGGCGAGGTCCAAAGGCCAGCCGGCCATGATGCTTTGCCAGCACTGCATTCACATCCACGCATTCGGTCTGGGTGGTCATCGCTCAGCCCTCCAGCGGTTGGCGACCAAAGCAGAAAACTGCGCTGTCGCGAGTGGGAACAATGTGCGCCGACGAACGGAATTCCCCGTTCACTATCATGAAGGCCTGAGCCAGAAGGATGGGCCGGCGAGCCTTAGCCATCGTCCCGTACGCAGGAAGGATTCGACCCCACATGAAATGCGACAGCCGACGCAGATTTCGCCGATCCGTAAGTGCATTAAATTTGCGCTTAGTCATTGACATATCTCCTAGCCGGTCCACCCGGCTACAAGACAAGACTAGGGCATCATGCCCTTTGTGTCAACACCTATGGTATTGATATCTCCGCCCGCCCAGTGGCGATGAACTCCAGGGCCAGCTGCACCACGAACGGCATAGGCGTGGCGCCCTTCGTATCCGGCTCCTGAAGGTACCGGCGGAACGTGCGGGCATCCAGGCCGAGCGCAGTGGCGATGACGCCCTGCGGCTGACCAATGCGCTTGACCAGCGAGCGCGCGTACTCGGCCGATGGCCTGTGCTTGCGCGGGTTGATGACGAATTCTTGACTTGGATAACCCATGGTCTCTCTCGTGTGGATCAACCGCCCTCGGGTGAGGGCGGCCGAAGGTTGTTGCTTAGCCTTCTTGTGCAGGCTTGGGTTCGTCCTGGGCCGCGTCGCCTTGTGGTACCGGATCGGTACCGGTGCTTTCTTCGCCCACCTTGGCAGGTTCGTCAGCCTGGGCTTCGGTCTCGTGCTCCGTGGGTGCCTTGGGGTCGCTCGCCGCGTTCGCCAGCGCTTCGTTCTGCTGCACGGTTGCGGCCACGTCGGCGTGCTTTTCGGCAACGCTGGTCTTGGCCGCTTCGATGTGCTGCGCGATCTTGTCGCTTGCGCCGGTGATGCCGTGGGTCTCGAACAGGTTGATGAACTTCTGCTTCAGGCTCTCCAGCTCCGCAATGGCGTGCTGTTCGAGGGTCTTCAGTTCGGTGGTAAGGGACATCTCAATCTCCAGCTTGGGTTGCCCGGTGCCGCCGGGCGCGGTTTAATTCTTACTGGACAGGTCGCCGATCGTTTTCACATAGCAAGCCTTCCAGGCGGCCCAGCGATCGTTGACGCGGTAATCGCAATAGTCGCCATTGGCCGCCAAGCGCAAGCTCATGTTGGCCTTCTTGAAGAACGGCCTGCTCACTATCCAGGCTTCGAACCCAGGGCGCACATCGAACCAGCCGTCTGCATCACCACTCATAATGCACCCAGATTGCTCTGCTGATGCTGGTGGCCGCGTCGCCAATCGTAATTCTCCAGGCTAGCCAAAAAGCGCAACGTCATGGCTGCTGCCTGCCGCGCCTCAATGGAAACTTCGCCGGGTTTATTTTTATGCGGCTCATACACCTGCTGCAAAACAGCTTTATTCAGTTCACCCACTTCTTCGTTTAGCACACCTATCGCGTGCAGTGGATCAGTCGGCCAAGTGGGAAACTTGGCAATAGCGCGACGCAACTCATCGAGCACTTCCAGCACAATGCTCGGCACCTCGATCTTCTTGGCGATGTGCTCCTCAAGAGACACGAGATCGCGGCGCCAGTCTTTCTCGTCATGCGTGTAACCGAAGCGATCGCACAGACTGCGATGGAAGTTTTTAAAGTCGGCCGTGTCATTGCTGAGCGCTGCCTGCCCGGGCAGGGCGGATGGTTGCGTACTCCCGTAATGCCCAATGCCAGCAACTATGGCAGCACGCAAGCGAACTCGCGAAGAGAACGTGACAACGTTTTTGTAGCAGCTAATGCCATGCCTTACAGCATCATCAATGCGTTGCTGCTCTTGTTCTAGTATGTCGATACTCACGATTCGGCCCTCCCACTGTATTGATCGATGGCATAGTCAAGGGCGTCGATAACATCCTGAGCGACGCTCTCGCGGTTGCATGGGTATTCGTGCTCGGTGCCTTCCTCGTCGTACAGGCACACGTTCCCGGCTTCGCGCTCTACTTGGATTTCGATCGTCCATCGACCGGGCAGCTCGCCGGCAGCTCGGTTGAGAGCTGCCGCGGTAAGGTCTAGCTTCGTAGTGGCGTATTCATCCACGAACCATTGCAGTCGTCGCTGCATGGCGGCAACTTCCGCCTCACCGGGTTCATCGCGAGTGATGCGGGCGTGCTTGCACGCTCGGTAAGCCATGTCGAGGGTAATGTTCATGGTTATTCCTTAGTGGGCTGCTTTCGCGCACGGTGTTGGTTTAAGTCATTGGCTACCTGAACGCCGCGCTCATACAGGGCGCCAGCATCATCACCGCTATAGCCGCGCTTCACCCACTCCTCGACACGCATTGGCTTGGCTTGGCCGACAAAGTCGATAAAAAACACTTCACTGTCGCGCAACTTGGCCGCCGGCACGATGTAGGGCCAACGATCCGCGCTGACTACTGGTTGATCGAGGCCATGCGATCTAGCGGCCTGCCACGCCGCCCAGGCATCACGGGCGTAGATCGACAAGTAATTGCCATGCTTGTCGCGACCAAAGCCGCACGATGTTCCCTGTGCTGACAGGAGTCTCTTGTAGAACGCCTCCATGCGCTCCTGCTCGGGTGATGGTGGCGGGGCGTCTTTGTGCGACATCACCCATTCCCCTTGGCAGCAGGAGCGGTGGCTACAGGCATGTTCTTCCGCCAGCTATCGCAGAACTTTTCACGATCCGGCTTATAGTTGTAAGTGAGCTTCCCATCGTTTCCGACGTGCCAGAATTGGCCTTCCATCCCAAGGTCGATCCGGCTCAAAATCCAGCCGTTTACGTCACGTCGCATGGGCATGCAGTGGTGCGCAAGCATATTAGCGAATTGACGTTTGCCGGCGTAGGTCATGCCGACACACATTGCCTCGAAGGCCTCTTTTGACGCCTCGAAATAGGGGTAGACATTCGCGTCATTCATTGCGGTTCCCCTTACCGTCGTGCGCAGCGATGAGCTGTTCCAGATTGTCGAGCAGCCGAACTGTCGATTCTGGCGCAAGGGTGCGGCGCGCTTCGATGAACTCACGTATCGCCTCCACCGGCACGCTCGGCTGAGCGGGCTGTGGCGACGTGTAGAGCGGTACGTCCACGTCTAAATGCTGCTTTCCGAAAACCGGCTGGCGAGGACCACCTCGCTTCAACTCGGCTAGGTTATCGGAGTTTATCCAGGCCGCCGGTTCTTGCTGCGCAGGCGCGATGGATTCGAGGGCGGCGCGCTCATGCTCTAACACTGCGCGCAAACCTTGCTCGTGCGTTCTCGGGTGACGAGTCGGCTTTGCATCAGGATCACCCCAATAAATGCGATCAGCGACAGCTACATCATCATCACTCACCACCCTCGGCGCGGCAGGCTGCTGGCAGGCTGCTTGCCAAAGCCTCCAACCCAACCACGCGGAAGTTGTTTTGTATTCGCCATCATCGAGTCTTTCGGGGAAATAGCCGATGCGTTCCTTGTAAGCATCTTCAAACTTCTTCCGCTCTTCCCCCAGTTGTTCGACGCCAACCATCGACGCCGCGGTAGGTTGCTCCCCAAGAGGCCCGGTATTGCTGTCCTCAACCACTTCCTTGCACACGTTACACAGGTGCAGGTGAATCGAGTCAGGGTCGCCATGGTGAAGGCGATAGGCTTTGCACGAGGGGCACCACGCGCCTGCTTTGGCAGAAGGTACTGAACGCATGGCAATTGTCCAGGCTTCAACGAATGCCTGTAGATCAACAAGCGTCCTGAACTTTGACACGTGAAGAAACTTTCCTTCCGGGCCACAGCTCTCGGATACATGAAACCCTTTGCTGGCGGCCACGTATAACATGGATAGCTCTGAGGGGACATTGCGCTGCCGCCCTTCGAGGACATCCAGCACAGCATCAGCATGGCGCGTGCACTTCTCGCGCATGCCGTGCCCAGCAGCGTCGGCAATGGCCTTGGCGATGTTATCGTGTAGCACTTCGCGGCTCATTTCTCTATACCCTCGCGTGGTGGTAAATCATTGGCTTTATTAAGAAGCACGCGCAGGCTTGAAAGCTCTGACTCACTCAACCTACTCAGCTTCAGATGGAACGACCGCATGAGTGCTCCGGCCTCGTTCTCTGCAATAAATCTAGCCGTAGCATCGGCATAGTTCTTTTCGCTGAGGTAGGCCTTTCTGTCATACGGCTCATCTTTTGCGATACCACTAACCCGATCGAAACAAACCGGCCTCACATACGCAGAGTATGTTTCGCCTTTAATTTGACCGTAGAAATAGGTTCTACCAACCTTAACAACAACCATGTTATGCATAATCGGCTTTCTGTAATTCGATCTGCTAGTCACAGATAGAAACGTATCGCCAACTTTTAAACTCCTGAAGTCGGTCATGCGATCCTCGATGCGTAACCCATGGCTACGTACAGTGTTTCGTAGGTGTTGCGGAATTCGCGATGCAAAATCGCCTGACCGCCCGATGCTTCCCAGGCGCTGCAATTCTTACGGTAGTCGTCAATCAGAATGTCGCCCTCATGCTGCATAAAGAGGGGTTTGCTGCGACTACCAAACACGGGTAGCACCAACGCATTCGGGTCAAGGTGTTCGCGCACCCAGCGATGCTTGGCTGCCGCGGCCGGCGCATACAACCCTTCTTCGCGCGGACATGCCGTCAGGATGATGGGCTTGAAGTGGCGGATGGAGTCGTAGAACTCAACGGCCCCCTGGAACGGCTCCAGCCGAAAGAAGAAGTCGGGCATCCTGCCAATGTGTTCCCACATGACAATCTCTTCAACCGTCTTATGATCGAACCCGAACAACTTGGGGAACGTGCCATCGAAATCGGCCATGACGCCGTCGAGGTCCAGAAACACTGTGGGCTTTTGCTTACTCATCGAACCCTCCATATCAAGGTTCAATGCTAGGGCATCCTGCCCGTGTCGTCAACACCTATGGTAATGGTTCTGGCGCCCATGATGTACCAGCGGATGAACTCCCAAGCCTGGACCGCGCCGAAGGCTGTCACAACGTAGTAGCCCTGCTCGCGCAGGTCGGTCGCCCACCGTTTCTGATTCCCGCGGACATCGCTGTCCCGGCCATTGGTGCGCTTCATCTCGACGTACATACCGGCATAGCCGCGCCTGGGCACGGGCAATGCCACATCCGGCACGCCAGCCTTCACACCCATTGCCTTCAGTCGGCCAGCCTCAGCCTTGCCGCGCTTGCCGCCATTGGGTACGTGGTAGGCGAGGCTCAACTCGGGCCACATGCAACGCTGCATTTCCAGAAGCTCGAACAGGCCTATCTGCTCGACATCCTCAGTCGGTGAGCCACTTGGCAAACTCTCTAACAATAGTCTCGCACGCGCGCTGACCATCTTCGATGCTCCTGAAGCTGGCTTTGCGCCGCTTCGATGGGATGAAGTGGGAGGTAAGGTTCCACTCCTTAATCCACCCACCTCGATCATCGAGCACTTGGTAAAGCGTGAAAGCCTTCAGTGGGCCGAGATAGCCTACCGCATCAACCACGTCTTCCGTGATCGTTGCCATTTTCTCCTCCTGCCACCTGATCTTACGGGGCATGGCCGCACACCTCCATCACGCGCCGGCACTCCTCTAGGCTGAAGTAACCAATGTGACAGCGCTTCTTATCGATACCCAGTTGCTTGGCGAGCCAACCATAGGCACGACCGCGGCTCATCGCGCCATTACGCCACATGGGATCGAATGCGGCATGAGCGTCCATTTTTGCCTTGCGCAGCTCAGCATTCGCCAGCCTGCCCAGGGGCAGCGTGGTGCCCTTGTGGCAGCCCACCCAGGCCTTACACTCCAGGCAGGCATACGCCGGGCCATAGTCGCGACCATGGTAAAGGGCGGCTGAGCTAGCCATGAAGATGGCCGGCTTCTCGCAATACTGACACCGCGGCCACTTAGCCATACGCCACCCCAAGGTACGAAGCGATGAGCATGTTTTGTTTCTCCAGCAGCTCAGCATCACTGCCGTAACGATCATGGAATTGTCGCGATGATTTCGCGAAGCTCGGACCAAACAGGATCGTGGCCGCGCTCGTGACCAATCCGTCAGGCAGGACACCGCGGTGATGCCAGTCACACAGACCAATGGTGTGATCTTGACTGATGTTCCGGCCACAGCTGTTGAGGTGTTGAATCTCTGGATGTCTGAAGCCGAGACCGCCCAGCAGGCAGGCAATGCACCCGATCTCTCGAATGGTGTCTTGCCGCCTCTGCTGCGCCTTGGTTGGTGCCGGGATAGATCGCTTGAACGCCATTACTTGCGCTCCTCTGGCTCACCGCAGTGGATACACCACTCATCCTCTTCGTACTCACACGACCTCGTTGGCGATTCTTGGCAATACCAACCAAAACCTCGACTACCACACTTGTTGCAAACCGGGTGAGTACATTCGATATCACTCCCAGCCGGTTGCCAGTCGTGCTCACACTCTCTCTGGATGGTTCTAAGTTCTGCATTGAGAGCTTCGATCTCTCGGGTGATTTGTATCCAGCGCTGCATCAGATGAACCCCATGACCTGTGACACCATGTGCTCCAGGCGACGCTGGTCCATACC